ACTGGATTAATTACTGCAACAACATTTGATGGATCCTTTGATGGTGATGGATCTCAAATTACATCAATTAATGCTGATAATATATCTTCAGGAACTTTAGATAATAGTATACTTCCATCTAATATAAGTGTATCTGGATCTATATCAGCAAGTTCTTTAAATGTAGATACATTAGCAACCAATAGTTTAAGTATTGATCAAATAGGAGTTACTACAGTAACTGCAACAAATTTAAATGGTTCAAATATAACTGGACAACAAGTAAACGTTGGTCTTGCTTTAAGTATCACAGAAGCAAATATCCATATTGGTTATGGTGCCGATTCAGCAAATCCAATTGGATTCACTTCAATGACAGTATTTTACCATAATGATATAGGCGAACTAACCTTCTTTGTTGATGATCCTGTGTCTGGAATTGTATCTACTTCATTAACTTTAAGTTAATGTATAATTATATTTCTTCCAAACCTGACAAACCTATCCTACTCACGATATGACTTCTTGTCAAGGCCTTGACAACTCTTTTTTGATATGATATTGTAAGTTTCTTAAGTAATTTCTACTGATGAATAAACCCTTCTTGAAGTGGGCAGGAAATAAATTTAGGGTTCTTCCTCATCTGCTACCACATATCGGAACCCCTAAAAGGTATTGTGAACCTTTTGGGGGAAGTTTTTCAGTTGCCTTTAATGTAACAGCAAAAGAATATATTCTTAATGATGTCAATAAAGATTTGATTGCAATTTATCAAAATCTTCTAAAGGAAGAGAATAGTTTTATTCAATATTGTGAAGAACTTTTTATTGCAGAAAATAATACAAAAGAATCTTTTCTAGGGCATAGAAAATACTTTAATCAAACAACTAATCTTTTAGAAAGAGCAAGATTATTTGTTTATTTAAATCGCCATTGTTTTAATGGTCTTTCCCGTTACAATAGTAAGGGTGAGTTTAATGTTCCTTTTGGAAAGTATGCCAAACCTATGTGTCCATCTGAAGAGATGTTGAATTTTAGGAATTGGTTTTTATCTAAACAATTAGTAAGATTTACATCTATTTCTTTTGAAGATTCTTCACTGTATGAAAATCTAGAAGAAGGTGATGTTGTTTATATGGACCCTCCATATATTCCATTGTCTGATACTGCAAACTTTACTAATTATTCTACGGATGGATTTTCTCATCAGGAGCAAATTAAAGTAGCAGAAATTGCTGAAGAACTTTCAAAAAGCGGTGTTAAAGTAATTATAAGTAATCACGATGTTCCTGTAGCAAGAGAACTTTATAAGAACGCTACAATTTATTCTATTCAAGTGAGTAGAACAATTGCTGCAAAAGGTGGAAGTCGCAAAAAAGCAAGTGAAATTATTGCAGTTTATGAATAAGGTAGTAGAAAGACACAGATATAATAAAGACCAAATAATCCAAACTAGAAGACTCATATTCACTCCATATTCTTACAGTGAAAAGAATATGAGTCTAGTTGTAGGATTAATTCGTAGGAATCTTACTCCAGACCTTTTAAAGGGTAGAAAGAAGTTAATGTATCCTGAAGATACTAAAACTAATCATTGTTATGGACATTGCTATCATTCAACTCAAGCACTTTATTATTTGATGGACACTGATAAATTAGTTCCTATGAGTGCTGAAGATTATCGTGGAGAAAAACATTGGTGGTTGCAAGATGGTGAGAAGATTTATGATGTAACTGCAGAGCAGTATTATTGTGTTGGTAAATTGCCACCTCACGAAGGTGGAAAGAAAAGTTCTTGGTATGGTTGGAAAGGAAGACCTCAACAGATTTCACTAGATTTGATGGTTAGGGTTCTAGGTGAGCGACTGATTGAGGATGTTGTGACAGTTCCTTAAGTGGCACAGGGGCCTTGACAGGTAATTAAAAATCGAGTATATTGATTTCATTGGTTGAGAGATGCCCTCGGCAGATTACTCTCTCCAATACTTTAAACTAATGCTACTTGGAGCAATTTTATGACACTAATTAACAAGGTCACCGCTGATTTTGATCTCAGCAACTATCTTGACCGTTGGACGCAAGAACAATGTAACTCCCGCCAAAAGTATGGAACTTTTGTAAAATTTTCATACTTCGATGTTTCGACCAAAAAGATTTATGATGATGATCTAAACAACGCGGCGGTTCGTTCGGAACAAAACAGTGATGATGCTACAGATGACATCGCTTATAGCTACGACGAACACGGATGGGATTACTCCCCGTTCCCCCCAATCATCTCTACTACCGGAAAAATCAAAGATGGTCGCACTCGTATCCGCGCTGCAATTCTTGCTGGTTGGAAGCGAATTCCCGTTGCAATTTTTAGTTATCAGGCAGATGTTCCTGAAGAACTCTCAGATGTAATTGATGGATTGGTTGCAAACGATCACCTTGTTGCTCGTCGTGCAACTATGAACGACATTATCACCGCAGGAGTATATCTTGTTGGGAAGGGTTATGTAAACCAAGACCAGGCTTCTATTGATGACTGGCTTTATAATGTTGTTGACATCGAGCGTTTTTACAGCAATATTGCTGGTACAATCACCAAAATCGGTAAAGCAATTCTTGCTCAATCCACTCCTACTGGCGATCCTATCATTGTAAATAAGGATCGTTCAGAATGGATTGACTATCTGGAAGATTGTAAAGAAGTGAAGGCACTTGATGTTGCTCTCCCAGATGAAGTTACTCCCTTCAATGAAAATCAACTGGTTCTTTATTCGACTGGTAAGACTAACGCCCGTCGTTGCTGGGTAGACCAAATCCTTTCCAACACTACTCACGGTCATCACACTTACATCGTTCTTTATAGCACTGAAAAAACCGCAGAAAAACTGCGTCAAGAAATGAAGAACTTTGCCAATGACCTAGAAATGTTTTATACTCAGACTGTGAAACTTATCAACAGTCAGTTGGTAGGAATCCAAATCTCTCTACCTGAGAATCGTCCTTTCACAATTGTGGGTGCTATCCCTCAATTTGCTGATGATGAGACTCATAAAGAACTTCGTTCGCTGAACCGACTCATCCCACTGAACCAGTTCTGATACTGTCACAAGCCCCCTTGCGGTTCCCCCGTAAGGGGGTTATTATGTATTCATACGAAATGAGGTCTGTGATTCAACTCCGTCCCCACCAACAAAAAGCACTGGATGCCCTCGCCAAGTATAGCAAGGGTATCTGTGTGTTTCCCACTGGCGGTGGTAAAACCAATGTGGGTATCTTCGATGCTATTCGCGTTTTTCAGTCTAAGACTCCCCAGACTGTCGTAGTTGTTGCCCCTCGCATTCTTCTTGCTGAGCAACTCTCTGCTGAGTATCTTGAGTTCATCACCAATGCTGCTGTGATGCACGTTCATAGTGGCGAAACTCATCACTACTCCAGCACCAAGCCAGACACCATTCACAACTGGTTTCAGAACACTGCTGGACACAAACTCATCTTCACCACCTACAACTCCCTACAGCGTCTTGTAGACGCCGATGTGGTGGTCGATACCATCTACTTCGATGAGGCACATAACAGCATTCAGCGTCACTTCTTCCCTGCTGTAGAGCACTTCAGTCAGGAAGCATCCCGCTGCTATTTCTTCACCGCTACTCCTAAGTATTCGGTGACTATCGGCAAACCTGGAATGAACGACACTGATGTGTATGGTCAAATCATTGCTAAGGTTCCTGCTCCCGAACTGGTTCAGGGTGGTTACATCATTCCCCCTAAGGTGATTGCGAAGCAACTGCAGATGGTGCAGAAAGGCGATGATATTGCTCAGCGTGACCGCGACAATCTTCTGGAAGTTCTGGAAGAGAATCCCGTCAATAAGATTCTGATTTGTGCGAAGGCAACCAAGCACATTATCGGTCTTCTGTCCGAAACTGATTTTGCTGAGGTTGTTGCTGAGCAGGGTTACTCTGTGATGCACATCACTGCGAAGCACGGTGGTTTCATCGACGGTGAGAAGGTCAACCGTGAGGTGTTCTTCGACACTCTGAACGCTTGGGGTCGTGACCCTGAGAAGAAGTTCATTGTTCTGCACCACAGCATTCTTGCTGAGGGCATCAACATCTCCGCCCTTGAGGCAGTTGTGTTTATGCGTGATATGGACATTGTGGGTATCGGTCAGACTGTTGGCCGTACTCTGCGTCTGCATCCCGATGATGCTGCTGGTATTCGCAACGGCAGTATTGCCCCTGGTCAACTGGAGCAATACACCAAATCTTTCGGTCTGGTGATTGTTCCTGTGTTTTCCAAGGCAACTGCCTCTGCTGCGAAGAAAGTCCAGAATGTTGTGGACATTATCTTTGAGCAGGGTGATGTGGCGGTGAGCACCATCCGCCGCTGAGGCGGGGTGCGTCTCAATGAGAACCCAGATGGCCACTAGACCAAAAACGGGATTTTCTGCGAATTCTACGCAGAAGGTCCTGTTGCCCATCACCGACAACAAAAACGCGGCAGAATCGGTTTTTATCACTTTGACCGATGCAATTATCAAGATTGGTATTTTCTTGATAGTCCTGTGTTGAGACGGTCTAAAAACTGTCACACACCACTTGACACCTTCACCCTTTACTCCTAAACTACTACAGTAAACGCAAAAAAGATTATGGTTTCTCCCACCTGGACTGTTACTATCGGTATTAGTGGCGCAATTTATGAAGTTCAGATTCCTGGAACTTCCTATAGGCAAGTAGAGCAGATTGCTAAGCAACAATATCCTGGTTGCAAAGTTTGGAGTTGCGAACCAAACCGTCTATGAGTATTCCAAATTCAACAATCTTGAACCCAGTTTCTTATGAACCTGGGTTCATTTCTAAATGTGGAGAATGGGCCGTTGTTCCCTATGGAACTCGCTTTATGCTAATCCACAAAGGTCAACAAGTTCAAATCGCAAACACTATTCAAAGTGCTAAGAGTCACATAGAAAAGCATCTAAAAGCACAAAAAAAGAATAAAAGTTCTGCTACTCTTGAAGAACACCTATGAATAACTTTACTCAAACCTGCCACAAACCATACGACAGACATACCTACACAGTAAAATTAAAAAACGGTGGTTCCATAGATTTTGGTGATTTTGAGTCTGCCAGAGAATATTGGTGGTCTCTTAGAGAAGTTCCAAATTACCTTGATTTTATTGTCGTCAACGATATTAAAAGTTCTAAGAAATCTGGTGGAAGAGGGTTTGCATAATAAATAGCAAAAAGGAGAATCTAAATGAATACCTTTCAATCAACATTACTCATCATATTTGGTGTTATTGCCTATATGATGATTGTGGATAAGAATGTTGGAGAATATCTAACCCTTATCTTCAAAATAATGAAGGTCAATGTTGAAAGGTACATTTGGATGATTCGATTTCACCCACGCAATCCAATCACAAATTTGATTAAGAAGTGGGAATATGAGAAACTTGCAAAGGAACTTGAGAAAGAATTCGGAGAATCTTGAAAAAGTATAAAGCAACTGCTTGGAGAATTATTGCTAAGGCTCTTGGTGAAAAATCTGGAAAGACTGACAGTGAGGCGGATAAAATTGCTTTTATCCGTCTTTTGATTATGATACAATTAATTACAACTAACGGGTTCATTATTGCAAATGCAATAAGGCATTGGAATGATATTGACTATGGAACTACTCAAACAAAAGTGGAATGTTCAAAAACTGAATAGAACTCTTATCGCAAGATTGATAGGGGAGTTGGAAGGCGTATCATATTTACTTGACTGCTTAGACGAAGAGGATTATAATACGGTTAGAGACCTACTCTCTAAATACTACGATTATTATTTTTCTTTGCCTAAAAATGAATGAACTACGCACCATATTCGCCTGAATGGCATCGCAAAAGGTATCTTAAAGAAGCATTAGATTCTTATCTTGACGATTATGTCGATAATGAAGTAATTCTAAATGATATTTTGGATATTCTTTATGAAAGGTCTGAATGCTCTTATAATGATTTCAGTCGTACATTGGACCTTGAAAGTCGTATACACGCAAATAAATAGTACCATATCTGGAGACACAAATGCTTTCCACACAATATCGTATAAGAATGCAAAGAATTTGTGAAGCAATTGAGTTGGGGGAACCTGTTGGACTTCACGAAATGATATGGGCAGAGAAACTTGCAAAAGCAAATGGACATGCTCGTACTATGCTGAGTCAGGCAAGGAGAAAGGCACAAAATCCAGATATGGACCAAGATAGTTTGGATGGATTCCTAAATGCCCTTGATTTAGGTGACCCAGACCCAAGCAATCATCGCACAGGATTTAGTAGTGCTGATGAGATTGCTGATTGGTTTACAAGAGATGATACTGATACTGACGAATGGAGGAGACGTGACTAAGAAAATTACAGCAGTTCTTTATACTGACGGAAATCAAGAGTGTGAACGAATTCGTATGCTCTTGAAGAGTCTTGGTGGTGAGTACCTTGAATATGTTTTGGGTGCTGATTTCAGTGATAGACAGTTCCGTATGGAATTTGGTAAAGATGCTGAATATCCTCAGGTTACTATTAACCATAAGCATATTGGAAGTTTGAAGGAAACACTTCATTATTTCAAAGAAACTGGAGTTATTAGTTGAATGGATTGGATTGAATTTGCTTCACATGAACTTTACTTATTTGTAAGTTTTATGTGTGGACTTTTGCTTGGTTATCTTGTTGGTAGAAGAGATGATTCTGAAATGTAAAATGATGACCGAAAAAGACAAAATTTTTTATAATGTATGGTGCTGTGCTTATCAACGAGCACACGAATACAAAAACACTCCAAGAGGAAATAGGGAGTGGGAAACAGTAAAAATGTGCCTCAAACACGCAAAGTGGTGGAAGTATGAAGAGGACCGCAGGACAGTTCTTAATCCGTCACACGCTGTAGTTGCCACTGACGATAGTTTGTGCTATCATAGCCTTGTATCTGGATTCTGATGATGTACAAAGCAACCGTAAAACTTCAGTTCGACTCTGAGTGGGAATCTACTCATTATTGTAGTGGTTATGAGGATGGTTTACTTCCAGAAGAACATATTGTAATGGAAGTTCCTGCCCATGACCTAAACACAAAGCAACTCTTCAATCTATTTGAAAAGTTTCTTTTGTCTATGGGACATACAGAAAAGAGTATTTGTGAGGGTGCTCTTTACCTCTCCGTTAATGAAGCAAGGTCAAATGAACTTGTGAAAGAACTCTGTAGGGAATTTGACCTCACAATGAATGAGGATATGGGAGACCTTGGTGAATGGAAGAATCGTGCTAAACAGTATGAGGAACTTTATTGGATTCTTAGTAAGAAAGTAAAAGTACAAGAAGCAATCATCTCCCGTCTCCAAAATCCAGACAACCCTCAATACACTGAAGAAGAAATGGATGCGATGTGTATGGAACAAGAACCTCAAAAAGAGGGTCCAAAGTGGTGGGAGAAACAGGTTGGTGGTAATGGACAAGAACTCTAAGTATCTTTTATTATCTTTTCTTGGACTTGTGCTTATAGATTTGATGGCAATTGCCTTCTTCTTCTATAAAGCACAGGTCAATTTTCCTTTGGTGTTTAAACATATTTTTGAATAAATACCTAAAAAAAATGAAATCATACAATCAGTTCAAAAAAGACTTAGAAAATTTAGATGAAATTTTTGGGTTATTTGATGCACAAAGTCGCCGTGAGCGTAGAGGTAGAAAACAATTAGAAAGGGAAAGACTTGATAGGATAACAGGCAAAAAAAGAGACCCTGAAAAAGAAGAGCGTGAAAGAAACCTTGAATATATGAAAAAAAGGGATGAAAGAGAAAAAGATGAAAAGAAAGATGGATATTCTGTAGAAACAGAACCTCCAATGATGGATGTGCATTATCTTGACAAAAGAAATGAATTAAGGAAAACAAAGTCAAGATATCCTCATTCCAAGAAAGTTAGATTTCCTGGAGAGCGTGAAAAAGAAGAAGAGTGACACCTTGAGAACTGGCACACCACCCTTGACGGGTGGTCTTTTTTTGTGTATGATACTTAGGTAATCAAAACACAAGATGAATTCTTTAGACCAGCACCAAATCAAAAAAGTATTTGATATGATTGAATATGAAAAAAGATGTGCTGACCTTCATCACGAACGGGTGTATGGTCGTGGTATTCGTGCCTGGGAACCCAAATGTAAATCTTGGGGATGGATTAAAAATGGTAAATTTACTCCCGATAACTGATAAATCTTATGTCTAGACCTAAAAAATCAGATTCATCAAAACCAGCAAAACCTAAGACAACCAGGGCTAAAGCAAAGACAACTAAATCAACACCTAAACCTAAGGCAACTACTGAACCAAAACCAAAACCTCTAAAGGTAAAGGAAGATTTTCCGCATATTGGATTTCCATATCGTCTTGAGTATATGGAAGACAAAGATAAAAAAATTTGCTTCTTCCAGTGTGAAAATCATATGGACAAGCATATTACAAGACATAAACTTAACAGAAAAACCTGTAAAATCTCAGTAAAGGAGGACTAATTATGGCAACTCGGACTTATACTCAGAAAGATGGTGCTGTCTGGGAATGGGAAGAAACTGTAGAATCTACTAAAGCACTTGAAACCTATTACAAACTCGTAAATCAGAATGCAAAGGGAACTAATTGATGACTGCTTCTATGTCCAAAAGCAACGCTGGGGAACTTGGGTTTCCGAAGATTCAATGGGTAAGCAACTCGTCACTTCATTCACTGAAGACGAATGTATCAAAGCGACCCGTTTTTATCTTAAGGGACGGCAGGAAGGTTTCTCAGAGCCTGAGGTGATTCACGATGGAACAGTTGGAGGAAAACTCTAAGTTTCCTACACTTGACCCAACAACTCCTTGGTATGAATTTCTATCATATCAAGAGTGTTGTTGGAGTCTTGGTAGACCTGTGAGGATTAACAGTTTTATTCGTTATAATGCTTATTTAAAAGAGATTGGAGTTATCAAATGAGTGACCCTTATTGGTTTCAAAAAAAGTGGGGACTTAAGAGTGACCCACCGATTGAAACTTTGCTTAAAAGGATTGAAGAACTTGAGGAAAGGGTGCTTAAGTTAGAAGATGAAAACATTTCTACTACAAATGAACTGTATCGTCTGGAAAACTCACTAGATGCTCGTATAGATATACTTGCAGATATCTGCAAGTATCCAAATAATTAATTATAGACATATGGCAATAGGAACTTTCTCTCACGAATGGAAGATATTATCTGTAGATGTATATCCCACAATAAGTCTTCCCGAAAATGAAAATCCCGAAAATATTAATATATATTCTGATTATATTTGTGGAATTGACGCAAAATTGACTACAAGAAATTTACATTCTGACCATGTTGGAATTGATACCCACAATATTCAAGCACAGTCTTCTTGGAAATGGATGCATAATCCAGATGAATATGCTAATCCTGTTGGGTTTGTAACTTATTCTAATCTAACGGAAGAACAAATAATCGAATTTCTTGACGCTCATCGTTCTTTAAAATCAATTGAAGAGGGAACGGAAATTGAATTTGCAATAAAATTTGATAATGCCAAACCAAAAACAATATATGATCCATTTAATCATGGATTTTATGGTGAGGTTTTTCCAAGTGCCTAATAAATTAAAGAATTATTCTAAGGTAAAATAAAATGTATGATGACCTTGACAGTTTTGAAAAAGCACTTTCACACTTTGGAACAAGAGTCGATGTTATTTGTGCCCTTGAAATGGGTGGAAAAATTGACGCAGAAATTGCATATCAAAACATTAAAATCGAACTCAAAGAACTCAAAAAAATCAGAAAGCAATGTAAAAAGGAAGTGTAGTAGGTGTGGAGAAGAAAAAACACTAGACAAAGACCACTATCAGGTGGTAAAATATTTTAAACACGGATTTAGTTATTATTGTAATGAATGTAACAAACCAAAACCAAGGGAGTGATTCCTTAAAAATTATACAAAATCCCGATGGTTCTTATACTGCCGAATGGGATAAAAATGACCCAGATTGGTCTTGGTTAAACAACTTGACTTCTAAGGAAATTCAGATTATTATTCAACAAGCTTGTAAGGAGTATGAAAAAGACTATGGAACTTGATTATCATAAAGTATGGAATGCTATGAATGAACTTGAACAACAGTTCAGCAAATTTTCTGTTGTGAGAGATGTTCTTGAAGTTGCTAGGGATAAATCTGTTGATTCAGATGTAGAAAACACAATTGATGCTTCTATTGAACTCTTTGACATTTATACTGCTCAATGGGATGAGCAGTATAAAAATGCCTGGGATACAGTTGTTGTCCCCCTACACATCAGAGAATATTCATCTTCAGAGTCAAGAGAAGAATCCCGTAAAGATTTGGATGTGCTCGATGATGTAATTAACCAAGCAGAAAAGTTCTATCATACGGCAAGTCATAAACTTCTAACCTATCAGGAAGCTGTGGATGCTGGATATAGTATGACCGATGATGGTTTTTGGGTTCCACCAGAAAAAGAAGAGGACCTTTATGTATGTGAGGATGGAAAATGAGAACTATTCAAACCTGTGGTAGTATGAGTGATGATGAGTATTCCCTCACTATTGCCTTTGAAAAACACGCCATTACCTTAGATGGACTTTCTAAGGAAGATATGTTAGAATTACAAAGTTGTATTAATTGTATGTTATTTGAGGAGGAACCTGATGGCATTGGGACAACAAGTTGAAGAAAGTCTAAAAGAAGCAGAAGCAAATCTAAGGAATGCCTTAGCATTTGCTGCAAGGGGGGAAAGGTCTGTTGTTGTGTCTTGTATTGCTGACTTGATTCATAAAATTGATACAGTAATCAGTACTGATGATTTGCTGGATAAACTTGAGAGTCGAAAGAATGGCGATTCTGGCACCTGGGGAGACTTTTTCATCTCTGGTGATGAGTAATTATTAAGAACCATTGCTGAACCCTAAAGACAATATTAAAAACGGAGCATTATGCTCTATATAATGTTAGGATTTGCTGACATACGCAAATGACTATGAGTCTCACCGAAGAAGAACGCGAAGAAATGCAGGCACTTAAGTCTGCAATAAATGAATACCCAGCTTCAGTCATTCCAGAAAAACAAGAGAGATTTACAGAGTTATTTGTGCGTTCTTTACAAGAACTGCACTCAAAAAGTGACTTAAATTCTAAATAATATATCATATGGATACAAAAATGGATAGCATCGACCAACACATCCAAAAAGATATGAGTATCTTGGAGGACCCAACCATTTCTCCACAAGCACGTCGCCACGTTGAGGAAGAACTTGAGTCTCTTGAAAAATACAAAGAAAATCATCCTGAAGATTTGCACGACCCAACTCCACTTGAACTTTATTGTGACTCTAATCCCGATGCTTTAGAGTGTAGAATTTATGAAGATTGACTAAATACATAAAAAACAAAGAACTATGTCAAGATTCACAGATTTATTTCAAGAACCAAAAGCAGTTCCAGCACCAGTAGTTGAAACAAAAGTAGAACCAGTTGTAGTTGAAGAAGTTAAAGAACCAAAAGTAACTTCAATTCTTGATAGAATCAAAAAGAAAAAAGACAACTGACTAATGTGACACCTTAAGAACTGGCACACCACCCTTGACGGGTGGTGTTTTTTTGTGTATGATAATTAGGTAATCAATGAGGAGTGGCAGATGGCATGAATTACGACCTTAATCCTGATGAAGAAAAGTGTAAAAAAATGTTTGAGTTTGTCAAAGGAACAGATTGTGTTGACTTAAACCATCTGGTGTGGGCTTTGGGCAAACTTGAAGAACGAATTTTCCATCTTGAAAAAGTAATTCTGTCAATGCAAGAAGATGACTAAAAGGCACATCGCATTTTTTGCTTTTGGTATCGCGTTTATTGTCGGTTGGAACATTGCTCTAATCCAACGGGATAAGAAACTGTTCGACCGATACATCCCTAAAGAACATTATTGTGCTCAGCAGGCACAATGGCACCCTGATTGTAATGTGGAGTGAATCAATGATTATCCAAGCATCCAAAGTTGAAGTGTCCCGCAAAGAGTGGGATTGCTATTCATTCACACCAGATGCTATTATTGCTGATGTGAACATTGGTATTACTGAGATTCTGATGACTACTCATCATCCAGTGACTGCCCAGAAGAGGATTATGGATTTTCTTGAATCATATACTTTTTATGGATTCAGGGATAGTGAGTGTGAATTTGCAGCAACTGATGCTATCAACGCATACTACAAATCGAACATCAACCGTTGGGCATATTTGCGTAAATGATTTCTGACTCGGTTCTTCAACTTGCAATCAAGACTGCCAAGTCTTCCCCATCCAAAAAGAAAATAGGTGCTATTCTTCTTCGTAAGAATAAGGTCATTGTAACAGCAACTAATCTTGAAAAGAAAACGCATCCTATTCAGGCATTTCTTGCGGAAAAGGTAGGTCTTGATGAAAAGATTTATCTTCACGCAGAAGTTAATGCCCTTATCAAATCTAAGGAGAAGGCAGATACGATTGTAGTTGCTAGAATCGGTGGTCACGGGCACGATGAGTTGCGAATGAGCAAACCTTGCCCAATCTGCCAAATGGCACTTGAAATGAACAATGTGAATAGAGTAATCTATTCCACAAACGAAGGTTTTCTACAACAATGGAGGTAAAATGATTTCGACACTTATTGCTGGACTTACTTGTGGAATCTCTACTTTCTACGGAATGGGTGATGGATTCCACGGGCAAATCACCGCAAACGGTGAAAGAATGGATGCATATCGTTGGACGGCTGCACATCCATACCTTCCTATGGGAACTAAACTACGAGTGACTAATCAAAGAAATGGTAAGCAAGTTATTGTCCGCATCAATGATAGGGGTCC